CTGAAAAACTCGCTTATCCTGCTTATTTTGGTTTGTTTAGTCGGTATCATATTTTTCTTTATCTAATTGTTTCAATTCTCGCATTGGATGTCTACCTTTTATATTACCCATCCATCGAATAGCAGTACAAAGTGTACATCGGGGGCTACGTTTACGCCACCCCGCTCGGCCTCGTTTTCCCACTCGTTTTTTCTTCATGTTGGAGCTCCGTAATTCTGTGAGTTAATGTACTGATGGTGGTATGTAAATGCCCCGTATCATGTGGTTCAAGGCGAGAAATAAATACCTCCATTTGTTCTTTAAGTACTTTAATGGTCATGTTCAAATGTCGCTCTTCTTCGTTAAAAGTCATATACTCTCCTTTTCTTTCTGTATTCATTCTATGGATTCTGCCATATTTCCGTCCACACAGCCTAGTGTTACATATTTTCCCCTGTACCAACTATGGCTCTCTTCATTGTATTTCCACCATTGTTGGTTGCCACTATTATCACATCGTTGAGCTAAAATTTTATTGCCTATTGTGAAAAATCCTGAGTTAAAATATCCACTCTCTGCTCTAGGTAGCGTTTCTGAAGCATAAATCCATTTTAGATCTTCGGAATAATATGGAGCACAAGAAACTAATAAGCAAATGATAGCAACTGTCAATATCATTTGGATTAAATTAAGAATAATCAAATCTAAAATTGTTTTCATTTCCTCCTTTCATTTATTATATCTATTATACCATAAGCAATTCCAAATGTCAAGGCCGCAATAAGAACATTGCCTCCCATAGTACCAACAATTATTAAATAAATAACCCCAAACCAATATCTAAATTTCATAAGCAAAACAAAGCAACTATCCACCCAAAAGATCCCCACATTATATCTTGCCATTCAAATTTGTGAGGTGGGCGATAATGATCCCACACTTCTTTACCGAATGTAGCGGCCAAACCCAATATCAACAATGGATGCCAAATTTGATATCCAATTATGGTCAATGCAAATGCCCAAAAAAAATGTAATTGTTCTTCGCGATAGGTATATAGAACACTCTCTATATATTTTTCAATATTCACCCAACCCCCCCATCTTGTTTTATTATACAATGCCATCCTTTAGCGCTCAATCCCGATTGAAACTTTACAGCAGCTGCCTTATTATCAAAAAATCTTTTTTGTACGTTTTTGGGCTCGACCCACTTAGATGATTCTCTCATCTGGGCAGTATTTTCCCATCGTGGATCTTCGTATTTAAAATATTCTACCCAAATGCTCATTGCTCGACCAAATCTGTTAAGTTACCTTTTAAGTAAGCTACTGGGCCATCTCGTTCGCCCTCTCGTACTGCTATTTTCTTCCGTATTATATCGTTACCCAATGGCCCTGTCCAATGAATTATTTTCTTAGTTGGTGTATCATGACCACCCTCTAAAGACTTTCTTAACCACTGATACTCTCCTGGCATAATCTTGATATATCCAATCTCATAATCAGGGTCTTCTCGCAACAACTTATTCAATGCTTCTTGTGGGCCTCTTTCGGTTCCTGCAATACACAAGGTTGACCAATCTCGCAATAAATCATTTCCACTATTCTTAGCGACAATAACGCCAGCAGCGAAGCATTCTGGAATACGACATATATCCCAAGTAAGTCCAATTTTTTCATCATCAGCATAATCAAATAATCGGGAAATGTCTCCTACTATTTCACAGTCAGCATCTATCCAAGCAGCATATTCATATTCACTATCTATGACCAATTGAACTGTATGAAACCAAGGATGTTTATCGTGTCTTTTTAATGGAATATAGGTATCTGCGTGGGCCATTGCCCACTCTACCATTTTGGCCGACATGCCCCAATCGGCTATGGTAATAGGCAAATCTGGATTATTATGTCGAACATTATCATACCACCATTCCAACATCCACTCATATTTTTCATCTACCGCTGTGATTACGGTCTTATTTTTTAAAGCAATCATATAGTTCTTTTTAAAATACTGGGTAGAGCCTAGACTATCCTATCCCTCAACCGGTGCCACGTAGCGTTGGTCTTATTGGATAGGCCTTTTAACTTCATCTAGGTAGAGTCACTTAATAGCACTCAGGCATGGGAGTCCGTCCCTCCGACCTGGCTTTAGTGTCATTTGCCCAGTATAATTATTCATATAGGATGAACTGGATCTTCGTAATTTTCTGTTGCAGATGAACATTCCAAACAAAGCTGTCCTGCACCATCAATATAACCATGTCGAAAGATAACATTAGTACCTTTCTTGTAAGAAGTTTCTGCTCCACAAGAAACACACATTTCTATTTCATCTTGTTCTTTATCTGTCATAGGCCAATTTGTACAATAGGGATGTGTGGGATCATTTTTCTTTGTGAATTTTAATTTCATTTCATGATTCCGTTTTTCTTTCTATAATCATGAATCGCTCCCTTAATAGCATCTTCCGCCAAAACAGAGCAATGAATTTTGACAGGGGGAAGAGACAATTCTTCCACGATATCTGTATTTTGAAGTGCATGTGCTTCATCCAATGACTTACCCTTAACCCATTCAGTTGCCAATGAAGAACTTGCAATTGCACTACCACAACCAAATGTCTTAAATTTTGCATCGATAATTTTCTCATTTTCATCTACCTGTATTTGTAGTTTCATAACATCCCCACACTCTGGAGCACCCACAAGAGCAGTACCGACACTAGAATCCCTAGTATCCAGACTACCAATATTTCTTGGTTTTTCATAATGCTCCAATACCTTATCTGAGTATGCCATTTATTTCATCCACACGGGTTTATCAACCTCATCAGGGGGCTTGATTGAAAAACTCGTAGAACAACCACACGTTGAGACTGCTCTGGGGTTTTCAAAACGAGGGCCAGGGTCCATCTACTACTATATGACTCTTACGGTCTATCACTATGGGTAGACCTCTTGACTCAAACATTAAATCTTTCTTTGCTGGTTCTCCGAATGTTAAATTATACTCATAACCGGCACATCCACCACCTTTAACGGCTATCCTTAGTGGTACATCTTCGGACAATTCCTCATCCTCACGGATTCTTTTGAAATTTCTTGCTGCAATTTCTGTTAAGCTTATCATTCTTCTTTTTTCTCTTCTGGTTTTGTGGATGAATATACAACATTAAATGACATACTTCTCCGTTCTCCTTTACTCCGAAATGGATTTACTGAATGTATCAACCAAGCAGGAAAAAAATAAAAATCTCCAGCTTCTGGAGTAATGCGCC